ACCCTTGAACGGCTGCGAGCCGAAGCTGAACGTACTGGCGACATGACGAAAGTCATCGCCTACAAACGGCAGAAGCGAGCAGCGAAAGCCTAAACACCCTTGAAAGGAACACATCGTGGCTAACGCATTTTCCAAAGAAGAACGCGTCGCGTTTGAAGACCTGCTCGAAGGTTTCCACGACGCTCTGGTGCTCTCGCGCAACGTGGGCATCTACAACACCGACCAGACGATGATGGCTCGCACCAACGACGTCATCTGGCGTCCGATGCCCTACATCGCTCAGTCGATCTCGTCCACTCCTGGCACCCCCATCGGCGGCTACCAGGACATGACGCAGTTGTCTGTTCCGGCCACCATCGGCTTCAGCCGTACCGTGCCTTGGACCATGACCACGCTCGACCTGCGCGATGCACTGCAAGAAGGCCGTCTGGGTGAAGCTGCCAAGCAGAAGCTGGCCAGCGACATCAACCTGGCCATCATGAACGCTGCTGCGAACCTCGGCTCGCTGGTGGTGGACATTGGCGCTGCTGCCGGTACCTATGACGACGTTGCCCTGTGCGACTCGATCATGAACGAGCAAGGCGTGGCCGATTACGACCGCTTCCTGGCCCTGTCCAGCCGTGACTACAACGGCCTGGCTGGCAACATCGCTGGTGCTGCGGCTGCTGCTACCCGTTCGTTCGGTGGCAACAAGTCCAACACCGCGTTCGAGCGCTCGTTCGTCGGCATGGTGGCTGGCTTCGAGACCTTCAAGTTCGACTACGCCAACCGCCTGACCGGCGCTGCTGGTGGTGCGACCTTGATCGACACCCAGGCTGCTGCCAACAACTACTACGTCCCTGCGGCCACCTCGACGGCTCCGTCCGGCGAGACCCAGAACGTGGACAACCGCTTCCAGACCATCACCGTGGACAACACTGGTGGCGTGGTCGCTGGCGACGCGTTCACGATCAGCGGCGTGGAAGCTGTGCACCACATCACCAAGCAAGGTACTGGCCAGCCCAAGACCTTCCGCGTGGTGCAAGTGGTCAACGGCACCGACCTGGTCATCACCCCGCCGATCATCTCGGCTCAGGGTGGTTCCGATGCCGAACTGCAGTACCAGAACTGCATCGTGACGCCTGCGGCTGCTGCTCCGTTCACCTGGCTGAACGTCAACACCGCTGCCGTCAACGTGTTCTGGCAGCGCGACGCGCTGGAACTCCTGCCCGGCCGCTACGCTGTCCCGACCGATGCTGGCACCGCAGTGATGCGCGCCACCACCGACCAGGGCATCGAAGTGGTGATGCAGAAGTTCTACGACATCGACTCGATGACGATCAAGTACCGTCTCGACACGCTGTTCGGTGTAGTGAACAAGCAGCCGGAAATGTCGGGAATTTTGTTGTTTAATCAGTAAGCTGAGTAGGACAATGGGGGGGCTTCGGTCCCCCCATCTACCAAGGAGAACACCATGCCACTGAAAAAAGGCTACTCGAGCAAGACCATCGGCAAGAACATCTCCAAGGAGATGAAGGCTGGCATGCCTCAAAAGCAGGCCGTGGCCGTTGCCCTGAACGTCGCACGCAAGGCGGCCAAAGCTGCTGGCAAACCCAGCAAGGCACCGGCGAAGAAGGCCAAGAAATGAGCGCGTTGCCCTGCTCCATTTACCGCGCGCCAGGCTCCATTCGGCGTGCCCGTTACAGCTACGACACCATGCTGGCGACCACGCAGCAGCAACTGGACGCGCGCCTGGCATCTGGCTGGCATCTGACGCTGGGACAGGCTCTGGATGCAGCAGGGGAGAGCGCTTCGCGTCACCTGGAGAACCGCAAGGTCCGCACGCGCAAAGTCAGAGTGGCAGCGCCACCAGCAGAGCGTCGCGCGTCCTTCAAGCGCGCAGCGTCTGCTGCGCAGATCGTCGCTGAGACAAGGCCTGTCGAGACTCCGACAGCAGTCCCGGCAGACAGCGACGCACCGACCCGCATCGAGTTGGTGGCCAAGGCCACTGAACTCGGTCTGAAGTTCAGCAAGCGCACCAGCGATGAGAAGTTGCTGGACATGATCACCGAAGCATTGAGCAAGCAGGAGGCCTGACATGGGGTACAGCAAGCGCCAATTTGTGACGGCCGCGTTCGAGGAAATCGGGCTGGCGTCCTACGTCTTCGACCTGCAGCCGGAGCAACTTCAGTCGGCGCTTCGCAGGCTCGACTCCATGATGGCCGACTGGAACGGCAAGGGCATCCGGCTCGGGTACCCGATCCCAGGCAGTCCGCAGTTCAGCGACCTGGACGAGCCGTCCGAGGTGCCGGACAGCGCCAACGAGGCGATCATCACCAACCTGGCCATCCGCATCGCGCCTGGCTACGGCAAGACCGTCTCGGCCAACACGCAGGCCACGGCCAAGGACAGCTACAACACGATCCTCTCGCGTGCCGTGCAGCCTGGCCAGCAGCAACTGCCTGCCACCATGCCTGCCGGTGCTGGCAACAAGCCCTGGCGCGTCTACGACAACCCGTTCATCCGTCCACCCGTCGATCCTGTGCTGGCTGGCCAGGATGGACCCATCGAGTACAACTGAAGGAGCCGAAATGCCAACCATCAACCAACTGCCGCTGCTGGCTCAGGTCTCGCCTGGTGACCAGGTGCCCGTCTACAGCCCGAACAACGGCGACGCGCGTCGTCTGCCTGTCTCGTCCCTGCTGCAGTACTTCCAGCAGACCTTCGCCAGCCCTACGCTGGCCACCAACGTTTACACGCCTGGCACCGGCTTCAACGTGGCCGTGCCGACCCCGGTGGCTGCCCAGCAATGGATGCTGATCCAGCCTGCCGGTACGCTGGCGCTGGGCACCATCACACTACCGCTGAACACCCAGACGCCTGACGGCACCGAGGTGCTGGTGACCACCACGCAGCAGATCACCGGCTTCACGCTGGCGCTGAACGGCGCGACGGCTGCCTACGGCGCACCCAGCACGCTGGCGGCCGAGGACTTCTTCCGCATGCGCTTCGTGCAGTCCACCAACTCCTGGTACCGGATCGCCTGATCATGGCAGCCAAGAAAGACCCACGGCTGGAGCGCGTCAAAAGTGAAGTGGTGACCTGAATGCAAATCCCGATCCTCAACGGCATCTACACGGACAACGGTCCGGACCTGCGCACGTCCTACCCTGTCAACCTGATGCCGGTGCCCAAGAAGTCCGGAATCAGCAATGGCTTCTTGCGTCCTGCCGACGGACTGGTGGTCAACGGCACCGGCCCTGGTGTGGATCGTGGCGGCATCAACTGGAACGGCGTCTGCTACCGCGTCATGGGCACCAAGCTGGTGACGGTGGCAGGCAACGGCGCTGTGACCGTGCTGGGCGATGTGGGCGGCCCCGTCAACACGCTGGTGACGATGGACTACAGCTTCGACCGCCTGGCCATTGCGTCCGGTGGTCGACTGTACTACTGGAACGGCACGCTCACGCAAGTGACCGATCCTGACCTTGGCATGGTGCTGGATGTGGTGTGGGTGGGCGGCTACTTCATGACCACAGATGGCACAAGCCTGGTGGTCACTGAACTGACCGACCCGACCCAGGTCAACCCGCTGAAGTACGGCTCGTCTGAAGTCGATCCAGACCCCGTGGTGGCGTTGCTCAAGCTGCGCAACGAAATCTACGCATTGAACCGCAACACCATCGAGGTGTTCGACAACGTTGGCGGCGACTTCTTCCCATTCCAGCGCATCGACGGCGCGCAGATCCAGAAGGGCGTCGTCGGCACGTTTGCCTGCTGCGTCTACCTGGAGACTGTGGCATTCCTTGGCAGCGGCCGCAACGAGGAACCCGGCATCTACCTTGGCGCGAACGCCAATGCTCAGAAGGTCAGCACGCAAGAGATCGACCAGGTGCTGCTGAACTACACCGAGGCGCAACTGGCCACTGTCAAGCTGGAAGCGCGCAACGACAAGAACCACCAGCACCTGTATGTGCACCTTCCGGACCGCACGATCGTCTACGACGCGGCAGCGTCCGAGGCGCTTGGCGAACAGGTGTGGTTTACGCTGACCACATCGACAGTCGGCTTCAGTCAGTACCGTGCGCGCAACCTGGTCTGGGCATACGACAAGTGGCTGGTCGGCGATCCGCAGTCCAGCACCATCGGCTACATGGTGGACACAACCGGCGAGCATTGGGGACAGATCGTGCGCTGGGAGTTCGGCACCATCATTGCCTACAACGAGGGCAACGGCGCGATCTTCCACGAACTCGAACTGGTGGCACTCACCGGCCGCGTGGCCCTGGGCAAAGACCCGATCATCAGCACCAGCTACTCGGTGGACGGCCAGTCCTGGAGTCAGGACCGTCCCATCCGCGTCGGCACCACTGGCAACACGCGCAAGCGCCTGGCCTGGTTCCAGCAAGGCCACATGCGCAACTGGCGCATCCAGCGCTTCCGTGGCGACACCAAGGCGCATCTATCGTTCGCTCGTCTTGAGGCCCAGATCGAAGGTCTGGCGTACTGATCATGGCGACGCAAAAGCTCAACCTCACCCGCGATCAACTCGCCACGTTCCTCAAGAACCACGAGCAGATCAAGCAGTTCGAGCGTCTGTTCCAGGTTGCAGATGAGGTATCGCCTTCGAGCGACACTACCGGCATCAGCATCCAGGCAGGAAACGCTGACGCGTCGGCCAACGAGGCGCTGGCGCAGATTGCCAGGTTGGCGCAAGACGCGGCAACCAACAGCGGCGCAGCCGACCAGAAGGCTGTGCAGGCGCTGGACACGCTCGGCCGCATTGCCAACGCTCTGGAGATGCTTGCCACGGCTCCTGTCATCCAGAACAACAACTCGGTGGTGACGGACTATATCGACCTGCCGGAAATCGGACCGCACGTCAGCAAAGAACGGCGCGTGCAGTGGAACCGCGACGACGGCACGATGGACGTTGGCCTGTACGGCGGCAGCGTGCTGCAGGTCGGCCAGGAGTTGATGTACTACGCCAAGAACACCAGCGGAGGCCTGATCGCCAACGGAAC